CTGCCGTTGGAGAAATCCAAAGCTTTCTATTTCAATGGCAGCTCTTAAAAAAGAAGCTGCTTTCGCAACCTCTGGGTTGCAGGTGCTCGCTACGGCGGCCACCGCCCTCGCTGCTTCGGCAGCGTCGCCTGTTGTGGCGGACGCGAAGGATGCGTCTAAAACCACAGTTGCGACGAAAAGTGATGAGAGGGATTTGAAAGTTACTGTAGCCTGTTTGCCTGTCGATGCGCAGGAAACTGCCCCGTTTGAGTGTGTGGTATGCAAGGAGGTAAAAGCCCTTGGGTGTACCACTATCTCTGCGGGTTTGGTTCGCAGTGAATGCGAAACCGGATTGCCGCTTAGTGCGTCTGAGATTCATGAGTTTGAGGGAACCAACTGTGGTTGGCATCCCATGTCTCTGAATTCGTTACGCGAGTCATGGCAATTTAATGAGATCGTCATGTTTCTCACTGCTGTTTTAGCAGCAGTTAAGAGAATGGGCGTTGTAGTGGGTTTGAGAGCTGACAGTTTGATGGTTGGCTTGTATATCCGCTCTTGTGTGCTTATGCATACTATCTTTGAAACGATGGTTTGCAATGGCATAGATCTCGGCAGTTTTCTGCGTGGCCATCATAAGTTTGTCATGCACCCTGTGAAGGTGCTGACGAACTCGGACGTGCGGGAGAAATTGAGGGGTTTTGGTTTAATGATACCAAAAACCTCATTCTCCAGTATGATGGTCATTGTAATGAGACAGTGGCAAGCCCTTAATTATACCACGAAAGTGGCTGTAGTGTTTTGGGCATTGTGTGTTCATTACGGCGTCGAGGCAGCGCCCGTCGCGGAAGTCATCGCAGTTAGTGGTTTTTGTTGGGATATCACTAATGCGTTTAGCTGTTTGCAGAATATTACGGTGGTTCATGAGACCAATTCCACTGGCACGCTTGAATGGGTGCTGCGTGGTTTACAGTTCCGTAATCTTACGTATGCGAATTCAACAATATTTGATATGTATGATCATCTGACAGAACAGAAATCGAAAAGTGAAATTGCGACTTTCGGATTGGTCGTTGTGTTGCTTACTGTGGTGTTTGGTTGCCTTATCGTATGGATAGGTAGTAAAATTGTACCAAAGCTCATTAAGTTTTTCATGAAGACCTGTGTTCGCTGCCGCCGTTCAGCATTGGACGTGGATTCAAATCTTATTCGTGTGAAAACGATTAAGACCACGCTTGAGAAGGACGGCGATGGCCACGATGTTCTCATCGATGGCTCGTTGATCAAAGAGGACGCTTGGGGAAATAAAAGCGATCCTATTCCTGTATCTTTTGGAATGAATTATGTACAGTTTCAGATGGCCTTTAAAGAATGGGCCACCAACTTACAAGAATCCATTAGTTTTGAGACTGCTTTTGAAGAGAGTCCACAGGTTAAAATTGATAACTTGCCGTCGTCCATGTGTGGTGTAGTGAATGAACGGGGAATATGGGGTGGAATTGCGGGACGTACGAGTGCTGGTGGAAAGAGTTGGTTGTATACGGCATCTCATGTCGTTGAGACAGAACGAAATAACGGCGGTACGTTTCTCAAGATGGTACGGAAGATTGATGGGAAATATCTTTCGGTAGCCATTCCGCTTACGTGGTTCGTGACAGTGGAAGACGTTGCTTTTATGAAGTGGCCAAAAGAATTGGACGTGTTGAAATTTACGTCGCTTCCCTGTTGTCGTCCTTTAGCAAAAATGATCGTTAAGTTGCATGGCTTTACGCAGGATATGGGGACGAGTGATATCGTCTTCTTTGAATCCTCGGGTATGGCAAATTATCAACCGAGCGATAAAGGAATCACGTACGTTGCGCACCGTGCATCGACTGCGAAGGGTTGGAGTGGGTCACCGTTGATTTATGGCTCACATGTAGTAGCCGTCCATTCGGGCGGCCAACCCCGGAAGATGAACGTTGCCACGCCATTGTTGGAGATATTGTTGGCGGCGGGGAATAATACGGATCGAGATGAGCTGCGAAAGCTTCCCGATGACGTGCTGATGGCACGTATGTCTGAGAGGGATGATCAAGAGAGACAACGATTGGAAAAGATTGGGTTGCTCGCTGATCAAGCTCGTAAGGAGATTATTCCGTCACCAATATTAGAGACACCTCCTAAAGAGGCCATTCGTCCGGATATCGTGCTGAATGCTACAAATACTAAGAAATTGGTAATGGAGCACGTTGCAGGTATTAGTAAAGAAACTGCCTTCGTGTATGAATCGAAGGATACGGATGATCGTGGGGCGTCGGCTGAATACAATACGTGTGGGACATGCGGCACTGAATTAAAAGTGTACGCGCCCTATTGTAATAAATGCCGAAACTTTGCGGCTGCTAATGGCTGGGGGGCGCTAAAGCGAATGTTGAAAGATGATCGTATGCGCCACCAATGGGCAGAACGTCGGACTAAAATGAATCACGCGGAATTCAATGATGATGTTGAATATAACCGCGTGACAGCGCGAAATGAGGCGATGGCCGAGCGCGCTGAAGCTGACGCGGATATGACAGATAAAATGAATCTGAACCGCGCGCATAAGTCTGATCGTAAACAGATTTTGGGACCAAAGAGTCAGCAACAAGCGATATTTGATATTAGCGGAAATTGGGCTGACATGGATGAGTTCAAGCACGACACAACTTTCGTGGAGGAAAGTTCGTTTAAACGTCGTACAATTGAGCGTTCTAAAAATCTGACTGCCGAGGAGAAAGCGTTTGCTTTGAAGGAACTGGACATGGCGGAACAACGCCAGCGTAACGATGAGGAACGTCTCATATCCGGAATTAAACAACGGTATGGGAAGAAGAATCCGCTGAGTGCGGTGGTCCCTCTCGATGTCCCACAGGCAGTGCCGGTGGTGACGCCAGTTATTGTTCAAGAAACAGCATTACCGGTAACTTCGACCGTTGACATCAAGTCTGTAACATCGACTTCAGTCCCAGTGCCGTCAGCAGCGCCTGCTCTGTCGGCCCCGTCAAGAAGAGTCCCATATAATGGAACGTGCAGACAGCACGGGAAGGATGCGTGGCTCATAAATGGGGTGCTTTGTTGCACCATTTGCTTGACGGCTGAGATGTCAAAACCTTTAAACGTGTAGGGGCCGCCGATGAAATTTTCAGTCGTGGTTGGGTTGATCACGGCGAAAACGGCGTGCCCTTATTTACAAAACAACCTCTAGTTCGAGAAGAACCTCGCCCGGTGGGGGAGCCTGAAAGCACCATTAAATATGGTATGCCAAGGGTAGGGGCAAAGACCGAGAAGGAATCCTTTTGTTGGCATTTAACAAAACAAAACATTGGAAACCCTCGGCCATCTGATACATGTCGCCGGAAAGCCATGGATTCCATGGAGATGGCCTATGATAAGGCCCGCTGGCGAGTTCCTGATGACTGGTGCTCTGATCAATCGATATTGGCAAAAATATATAGTGTAAAACCCGAAGGTAGTCCAGGCCCTGTCCTGAGCCGTTGGGGGTCCACAAATGCCGATGTCATCAAAGCGCTAGGTGCTGATGCACTTTTACAATTGGTCAAACACCGTATACAAACCGGTGATTTTCAACATTTACGCGTGTTTATTAAACAAGAACCGACTAAAATTAAGAAATTAATGGAAGGTCGATCGCGTCTTATTTGGAGTTTTGACCTTGTGGACCAAGTGTGTTATGCACTGATCTTTGACCCTTCATTGGGTGCTGAGATTGCCAATTATGATTTGATCCCATCCCAAATGGGTTTAAGCTTCTCGTATGGAGCGTGGGATCGTTTTATTCGTCGTTGTCTGAGTGATGGCGATGACTGGATGGAGATGGATAAGACGGCGTGGGACTGGAGTGTCCCTGATTGGTTGTTTGAGGATGCTGCAACCATGCGTCGCAATTTATGTATCAACGCGCACGAAGACAGTGAAAATGTCAAGTCTTTCTGGCGTATTTATGGCCTGCTTTATCGCCACCAGAGTTTGGTGAAAGTTCAATTTAGCGATGGAGTGATGGTAGAGCAAGTTTCGCGGGGGATCCAGAAGAGTGGATCTAAGACGACTATTAGTGATAATAGTCGTTGGCAACGTTATTTACGGACTTTATATCAGTATGAACGTGACCCGAGAGGAGTTAAAGATCCGGTGTATTCAATGGGGGATGATACCCTTGAGAAGAAACCGGAAAACCCTGAAGAGTACATAAAGTGCTTGGAGAAATGGGGGTTCTTCCCGAAACCTGAGGAAATAGCTTACGGTACTGCCGATAAGTTGAATTTCTGCTCACATACGTCAGTAAAACATGGAGGACAATACGTACCGGTGCCCACGAATTGGGACAAGCAGCTTTGGAACTTACAATATAAGGAATTCAAGAGTGAGGAGGCTTATGTTCAGGCGTTACAATCGATGATGATCGATTGGGCCTTCCATCCTGAAAAGTTTCAATGCCTACGTCAAGAGTTGATGAGAGTCGCACCTTCACAGGTACGTTCGGTATCTTGGTACCAAAACGTAACTCTCGGATACGATTAACGGAGGAGGCTGCACGTGTTTCCGTGCGATAAAGCCCGCTTCGCGGCGGGCCTGGTCCAGCTTATTGCTGATAGCTTTACGGACAAGCATAGTCCTTACTACCGAATGCCAGGTAAAAAAGATGGTAAGAAACCGAAAGGCGGATCATCATCTAAGCAGAGTGGCACCATGGGTGGTGTCTCACAAACAGTTACGCTTCGTAGCGCGCCGGTTCGACAATCGGCAAACTACAATCCCCGCTCTGTTGTCCAACGAGTTGGGAAGGCGGCCCCCGCTGACACAGGGGAGCCTGGCGAACGGTTTGCCTTTGCGTTGGAATGGTTTAATGCGCAAACGGGCACAACGGGTGGATCCGGAGGTGCCACATTAGGTTATCTGATCCCGACTTCGTCGACGACCAGTACCTATGGTATCATTTTGGATGCGTTTGCAATTGGTGGGCGAACTCTGGTTGAGAGTTCGTTGTTTCAGAAAGCGATTTTCCGGTCAGTGACCGCGGATTTCGTTGCGTCTGCCGGCACCGGCGTGGCCGGAGCTGCCGTCATGGCGATTGCAGAGGACCCTCTCATCTCGGCGACGAGTTTATCTACACCGGTAAGCTCGAAGGATGTTGGAGAGTTCGCGTTTGCAGCTGAAATTCCTTTGAATTTGACGTCGCTGAATTGTCTGCGTTATACGAATAAGAGGAGCCGACTCCCTTATTTCATTGTAGACGATGCGTCATCGACGGTTGATACCCGTCTAACCGCGCAGTTAGCGTTTTTCTTCGTTGGAAACGGGACTGCAGCGTCGTCAACGTATGGTAAGGTGCGATTGCGTGGTGTAATTGATTTTTATGCCCCGCATACCGTCACCACTCCGATTTCTTTGAGGCTCCCGGTGGATATCGAGGACCTGGGACAATTCTTTGCTGTTGAGCGTAAGAATAAATTACCGTTTGATGAGATTATTAAACGGTTGAACCCGCATCTGTGGAAATGGATTGCGCAAAGAAGTGGCATTCAAACGTTCATCCCTGGAGAAGAGATTGAACGTCGTAAACGTATCAATGCCAGCCACGCAATGCGTCGGTTTGGAGAGTACAATGGTTTGATGCCGCGGGATATTCCCGCGCCGCCGGCAGCAGTTGATCAGGTCAATATTGTCGCGGCTTTTGGCAACAACAACACTGTACCCATTAGCGGAACGGTTAATGCGACCGTTACCGGAACGGTGAACAGTACGATTACTGGGGTAAATGCAGGCATTTCGAACAATTTGCCGATCAAAATTGCGGATGTCACAGCGACTGCCGCTCTTCCGATTACCGCTGCGGCGGCGTTACCTATCACTTATAGCACGAGTGGTGTGTTTAGCACATCACAACCCATTCCGTCTTATGCCACTGATTCCGCTGGAAATGCGTTGCGAACAGTGTCGGACTCGAATGGTATCGTGCCTGTGATTATCACTGCAGGTATGAAGAATACCGTGACGACGTCGTCGCCAGTAGTGGTCCTTGACACCAGTACAGTTGATGGTATATCAGCTGGAGGTGGTTATGTTAAGGGTGCGAAGCTGACGAATTTGGCCGTTTATACCGGCACGTCTTCACAATTGGATCCCGCGATTATATCGGTTAATGGTACCGCTGCGCAATCCGCGCCGTTTTCTATTGCTGCTGGTCAGTTAAATGGAACACGGTATAACCCGTCAAATAATACGGAAACGTATATGCAACAGGTTAATGGAGACGGAGCCAATGAAGTTGTTGGAACCGTTGCAGTTACAGGCACCATTCCGATATCCGGGAGCATCGCTATGACCGGCACCGAAGGCGGTGGTATGACAGCATCGAGTCTTTTCACGAATGGCGTGTATGCAGGTACATCGTCGAGTTCGGGATCGATAAGTGTTGACGTTGACGGTAAAGCTGATGTTCGTATTGATAAATTTTCGAAAAGGCTGGCATTGGATCTTAAGGATGCGATACCGGTATCGAATGCCTGCACCAAATGTAAGATCGCACCAATCGTTAAGAATGCGATTGGTTTTAAGAAATTTCTGTGTGTAAAATGCGGAAGTGATGATAATACTTTGGGTGATTATGTTGTGGTAACTCAGTCGCCGGTTAAATCGGCGCAATCTATCGGATCGAAAGATTCGAAAGATAAAAAGTGAACCATAACATAATCACCGTTCGAGGTAAGACCGCAATCTCAGCGTCAGCTAATGGGATTGTGAAGTGGG